CATCGATGTCGAAAGTAACGCGTGGGTTTGCTACCCACTCGAAAGAAGCACCTCTTCCGTCCTCTTGATAAACCTCGACAATTTCGAGAAAAGCTTGCCCATACATGAGAAGGCTGTCAACCAACCAGCTTATTGTTACGAACTGTGGTTGTGACTTAGAAAGTTGATGAACCCAACGTGGTGCAGGAATATCCTCACCTGTTGACTTCTTTTTGTACTCCAAAGGAATTGAGCCAACTGTGCAAAGTAAATCGCGGCAACGCTTGACCGCGGGAACGCTCATCGCATCGCGGCGTGAAATTACTGGGAATGTGAAGCTGTAAATCGAGTTGAGGTTATCGCCCATAATGTGCGGGGCGGCTTGAGCTTCAACAATTTGTGGCTTACGCGAAAAGAGACCCATAGAAGGCAATTATACACTACATATAGATTATTCTGTGTATATAGCCGCTACCTGTTGTGGTTTGTAAAGCATATGAACGACCATGGCGGTGGCAATCGCGCCAGACACATCTCCCGCGCTCTTGCGTTTAACAATGCGCCAAGCCGAGTCATTCACTTTTGCTGCGCAGTTATTCATCTGCTGAATCCAGTTTTCCTGACCCGCATGTACAACCCTATGATTCACCAGTCCATCGAGCAGGTCTCCGCAAGCCTGATAGAAGGATGCCCCAGAGATGTCTTGGGTTATGCAGCCCGCGTTGCTTAGCTTGTCGGCTATCGACTGCGCTGTGTATTTATCGAAGCAGATTTGACGGGGTCTGTAGTTATCCGCCCATGCTTTAATATCCGCCGCAATTTTAAGATCATCGACTGACACTTGGCTTTCCCATGTTTGGAGTATGCCAACTCCGATTCGACCATCTGGCAATATCTGACCAGCCACGAGGCTCGCATTTCGCCGAGATGGACTAACGTCAAATGCAAAGACTGTATAACCACCCACAGGAATCTCGAGTGTTGAGTCGCTCGTATCTTCAAGAACACCATGAGGCCAAGGAGACGCGAGGCTATCAATCCATTGGCATAACAACTCAGTTCTAGTATTTTCAATCGGGCTAGTAGCAACTGCTTCTTCAAGGGCTTCCTCACTTATCGTATATCCGAGTGCTGGGTTGGCTTGAGCCCAACCAACACGATCTGTAATCTTGCAATACTGGGGAGCGCTGTACTCATAGAACCCAAAGCTCTTAGGCGGGTTCTCTAGCGCCCTTTCTCTCATGCCATTTAGGACAACCGAGAAAGCGTCTCCTGCATTTGAGGTAAGAAGCGTTTGAGCATTTGGACGAGCTCTAGTCGTTGGGATAGCGGCTCGAAAACCTTCTTCGTTGATCTCTCGGAGCTCGTCAATAAAGAGAAAGTCTGCAGTTCTGCCTCGAGATCCATCTCTAGTTGCTGCGACAACATCCAGCCTTCTTCCATCCAGCATCTCAATAGACTCTGTGCCGTTGGCGTATCTGATCTGCTTAACGAATCCCTTGAGGTGGTCATTGTTCTCCAATACTTGAGCGACTTGTCTAAAGGTGTCCAAAGCCATGCTTCGATTAGAGGACATGATGAGGACGTTCTTACTATCCCACTTAAGCAGGTGAGCCAAGATAAGCATACGAGCTAAGTGGGTCTTTCCGTTCTGTCGAGCAATAAGTAGCAGGTTTGTCTTGCGAATCCACATGCCTTTCTTGTCCACGCCCAGCATGTCCTTTAGAACGTACTCCTGCCATGGTAGAAGCGGCATATCTATGATCGTACATAGGTCTTTTACATCTTGCAGCTTGTTAGCGCCCTTTAATGGGATGCTGGCAAGCCTTGGTTTGGTTGCCCCTCGTAGGGCTTTGGACTGCTTGGCTGGCATCGGGTTAATTCCCGACTGGTCTGGCTGTAAATGGACTGTCTTGGTGGATTACCGACTGTGTCGGAGAGGGAAAGGCAGAAAATACAGGGGGGGTACGCACCTTCTCTAAAAAAACGCGCTCATTGCGTGACCCCTTGCGTGAGTTGCACGACACGCAGCACGTCCGCATGTTGGACTCATCGATAGCCAGCTCTGGCGCTTTGCTAACTGGGATGATGTGGTCAATAGTCATGTTCTTATTCTCTGCACCGCAGTAGTAACACACATAGCCATCTCGTGCCAACACTCGAAGGCGTACTTCTTTGTACTTCCTCGATAGTCGTGGATCACCTTTCTTAGTCGCCACTTAAGACAGCCACAACTATATAGATGATGAACATAGACAACACTAGTCTTTCTTCCCAGAACATCATTGCCAACCCTTAACTCTTAGATGATGTAAAGCCTTACAGTAATCAGGCTCATCATACTCTGTATAACCATACCTATGTAATACGTAAGACCAATATCTATAGAATTGGTAATCATAAGGTGCTTTATGTAATGACTTACCTCTTATCTGATAATAGCCATAATGTGATCCATTAACTGCATCATGCTTAAACCTAGACTCTCTATACACAATCTCGTTATGGCACTTATATTGCTTATGAGTAAGTTGATAATCAGCTAATTGCTTAAGGCTTGTATATGGCTTTATTGAGCCACTATTTGCAGTACCCATTGGTAAGCATAGAGCTATCCCAATAACGAGGGCTACCCGCTGCGCTCTCCGCGTAAGCGGCGCTGCGTGAGCCCCTTTAAGGGCTCTAGCCCGTAGAGTACCAGCCATGTCAAGCATGTGGATAACATGGGCGTGTCGTAAGCGTAGTTTGATGTTTTGTACCCTACTTATCCACAGGTGTGCATAACTACTTATCTGTTGAATAGAACCCTGAACCCTTGAAATGGACTGCTGGAACACTTGAGTACACCTTTCGCATGGTCTCACCACAGAACGGACAATCTAGATCGTGTGGCTCTGATATGGATAGTTCTTTGTCATAGCGGGCATTAGCCTCGCACTTCTCGTTATTGCACTCGAACTCGTAAATGGGCATTAGCGGACTTTACCTATCCCAGAGTTTTTTAATGCCTGAATAGCCTCATCGCCAATAGCCCACAAAGCACAGCGCCATCTGTGTGCAACCATCTTGCCATCTTGTCCACCAATGAACTTCATATTGGCTGGCAGATAGACCAGCTCTGCATCTGATTCCCACAGGGTGTTGACCCATCTACCATTAGAGGATAAGGGAACAAGGCAAAAGCCATTCTTATGATTAAGCCACTTCTCGACCCATGGCGTGACTCCACTGAAAGGTGGGTTCATCCATACAAGCCCATCCCAATCCTGTGTGAGTGCATCATCGTCAATCGTGAACCTTTTCTTGGTTGGTACTACCACATAGGGGTTATCAGATGAAGCAACATCTAGATCAAAGACTAGCCCCAAATCATCGAATATCCATTGAGGTGTGAACATCTCATCGTTAGCCATTAGTGTCCTTGCACAGTGCGCAGGTCTTACATGGACAGTCCACGAACTTCCATGAGCCACATATCTTGCAGCGTTCTGGTTCAAGTTTATCAGTATCAGTCTGAATATCGCCATAAAGCGGTAGAAGTAATTGCACCAAGTCACCAAATCGCATGAAAGCAAGATACTCGGAAGCATCTTCACCCTGTCCATTCATACGACACACCACGAACGGAAGCTCTTTGCCATCCGCTCTCTTGGTGGCTTGGCGCAACCACTCTAGGGGCTGGAACGCCGATCTAGCCTTAACCTCAACGTCGAACGGGACGTTGGTTATATCTTTTCCAGCTCCACGACCTACACCTGCGCTTCTCCACCAAGTCGAGAGATAGGCTGCAACCACTCGCTCAGTACGCAAGCCTCGGTCTTTCCTGTGTCGTGTCATGCACGACCAGCCCATTGTGCTGCCATAGCGGCAGCTATACCCGGAAAAGTCTTAGACCTAGCAATTGAACGTTGAGTCGGCGATAAACCCCAAGCATCTGCATACCAAGCGGGCATAGTTTTGCCACTTGCATATTCTTTTCTTTTTTCCGGTTGAACCATATTTGTAGGTTTTAATGGTTCTAGTCCTTTTAACCATAAACAAGTACGTTTTTCATAAGGATCGCCAAACCAATAAGGTTGAATTATTTGATCTGGTTTTCTATATAAATTGCTCATAATTCCTACGGGATTTTCAATGACTACTTTAGGTATATCCGTTTGAGTAAATTCAAGAAAGAATTCAATACCTTGCTTTTGGCGTCCATCTTTGCGTTTTTGCTCGAACCAAGCAGCACCTGATGAAGCTAAATGCGTACAAGGCGGGAAGGCAATGAGCATATCCCAATTGCGTTTGAGCAAAGAAATCACATCTTGTTGTATATGAATCTCAGGATATTTACCCGATGTCGGCAAAATGTCACATGAATATGCTTCATGCCCTAACGACCTTAATTCGGTTGTGACAATTTGGCTTTCTTCACAAGCCACAAGAATCTTCATGCACGCCCAGCAGAGTTAATTGTTCCGCACTTGTCACACTTCCATTCGTTCTGCAATGCCCGCTGTTTAATCTGTTGAACTGTTGGTGGGGTATTACATAACTGGCAGATAATGGCAAAGCCTAGTTTCTGTAGATCATGAGCTGCTGCCTGTGCAGCTTGTAACTGCTCATCAGTAGGGAATTGCTCCCACTCATCATCTTGATTACGAAAGAATAACTTACCCACGTTTCACCTGCGGCTGCCAAGTGCCATCCTTGGCTATCTCATACCATCGAGGCTCACAACGTTCTGCTTCACCAAGGATATGGTTCATGCAACGCCAATGTCCCCAAGGCTTACCAGCCTTCGTAGTACCAGTTTTCCAGCTCATTTCTCCATGAGGACAACGCTGTATATCCGAATCCGTTGTGCCACCAAGAACTGATTTCACCATCTCGACTGCTCCTTCCATAGTCTGAACTGGTTCTGCTGGTCTGATTGCCCATGGATCATCTTCCTTTGGTACTGGTACATATTCCTTGGCTGTGTCTGCCATCTTAGCCTTAGTCTCTTGCACAATATTCTGGACTTCGACCTTAGCCTTTACCTTAGACATCTCTTCGCGGCTAGCTCTCTTGCCTTTTGTAGCATAACCAGCGTTTGCAAGAGCCCTACCAATGGCAGAAGTTTCACAATTCTCCAGCGCAGATGTGGCATTGACGCCCCTGCCCTGTACTGTTTCTTCAGCCAAGCCAGTAGTCCAAGGGCGGCTGTCAGCTTCAGTTCTGTAGATGCTCGCTTCAACGATAAACCTAGCGGTTGTGTGTTCGAGGACTTTCGTGTGAATCTGTCCATCTGGGTGATTCTTCCAGAACTTAACTAGGCGTTCTTCGACTGTCTCGTAATCTTCTAAATTAAACATAGAGTTCATTCTCCTGTGTCTGTAAAGTTCCCGCTATTGCAAGGTAGGCACAGGCATCGACTTGGTTGTCCACTTTCGCAGTCTCCATGCTTCGTGCGATTTTGACCAATGCCATACAAGTTGCAACTTGATAGTCTGTGATTGGCATTTCGAGGTATGAACTCCATAGTGCTGCGGTTCTCTGCATATTGTCTGATGGATGTCCATAGTGCATACCACGATCTTGTATCGTAGCTCTGGCTTCTGTAAGGAAGTCACCCGCGTTCATCGGCTAACTCGCTCGATTGACTCGTAGTAACGGCGAACTGCTATGCGCCCCTTAACGTAGCCATCGTGGTATCCAGAGTAGCGACCTATAGCAAAAGATCCGACTGCTACTGCCAGAATGATTAACTGTAATACTGTCATTGTGAGCCCTTTCTGTAGTTGGTAGTACCAATCTACATGAGGACTATGCGACATCCACCCTTTTTAGATAACGAAATGATAACGATTTGGGAAGGGTCTTCATCCTCAAAGACTGGACTAGCGAACCCGTCCATAGACCTTGCCGTTCACAATAAACGTGCCATTCTTCTCTATGTTGATTATGTCTACTTGGACGTTAGAACCCTTGACGTACATGATGGCGAAGGCTTGCTGCCAATTGCCCG